ATGAACATTGTGACCGGCGGCCTTTACCCATTTCAAGCAGCGGGCAGTGGTTTACCCAACCAAAGCCGCGGCCTTGTAGACTGGATGTCGCAACCAAAACCGGACATTGATCCAGCTGTCCAATCTTCAATGTTGGAAATGGACGAAGTGTGGGTTTGGGATGACAAACGTGGTGATTGGGCAACGTTCCAGATCATTGGCGACAGCATTTTAATTAACGGTAAATACCAAATTACCAGTGCGTTTTCTTATAATACGGAAGCCAAGCAGACTGAACCAACACTTAAAGGCAACCATCCGTTCAGCCTTTTTTGCCCTAATCCGGTGCCTGAATATTTCTGGGGTACGTCGGAAGTCACCCGTCTAATTCTACTGCAAGAAGCCATCAATTCACGCATTACCGGCATTAACAAAATGTTACGTAAGCAAGAAGAACCGGCGACCAAGTTTGTCGGTTCGACGGGTGTGAACCAACAGGCACTCTCTCGCTTCAACAAGCCGGGTGGGTATTGGACGGACTCCAACCCGAACGCCAAAATTGAACGGGATATTGTTCAAATTCCAGAAGCGCTTTGGATGTCGCTCCATGAATATGAGCGTATGTTTGATGAGATGATGGGACTGCCACCAATCGCCAAGGGTCAAGGCGAAGCAGGTGTTCGTTCCGGCGCACATGCCGAAACATTGGTCCGTATGTTCTCGCCGCGGTTTAAAGACCGGGCGCTTCTTGTCGAGCGTGACGTTGAAAAGTTTGGCGCCCTTATGCTTGATCTGGCTCGCGCCCACATCAGCCAAAAAATGATGGCATGGGTTCCGAAAGACGCGGCTGGATTTGAAGATTCATCTTCGCCGGGAGAAGAAACCGTTTTGATCCCGCCAGCCAAAGGTCTTGTGCCGGTTATGTTTACGTTTGCCGATCTACCGGATGACGTATCACTCACCGTTGATTCGCACTCCTCATCCCCAGCGTTCTCGCAAGACGCCAAGGAATTGGCTTTCAGCTTGCAACGCATCGGCGCAATGTCACCGTCCGAATTGGTCGATCATGTGGATGTCAGCGACCCGGACGAATTACGTGCCGGTATCATGCGCCGCGAAATTTCCCGTGCAGAGGCAGCGGCGAAAGAGCAAGAGCTTAAAGCTCAAGCCCATAAAAAGAAGTAAGGGGCAAAAGCCCCTTACTTTTTACCTGTTGGTTCAGTCCGTAATACCCGCAACGCAGACTGCCCGTTTTTAACATCGGGCAGCTGAATTGACGCCGGGTTCAATGCTGCACTGCGGAACGCACCAGAAATGGCTCGACGGCCAAGAAGTTGGGCTTGCTTCGAGCTGATACCTGCGTTTTGCATGGCTCCACCACCAAAATAATTATCTGCCATTGTTTGTTGTTGACCGGGCAATTTTGGTGCGACGCCTTCGCCGTGACGGATATTATCTTTCAAGTCCGTCATTTGGTAATCTTCCATGACGATCCGCGCCGTCTCATCAACAGCCTTCACAACCACCTTGTTACCAATCTGCCCCGGCCCTTGACCTGATTCCAACATGCGCTGGAAATTACTTAATTGCTTTTTCATCTCCGCCAGTTCTTGCTTCACAACGCAAGCTTTGCTGGGGCATGGCGGGTCGTTGATCGGAATCGCCTTATATGTGCGGGAATATTGATGGTTACACAATTCGCATTGGTACCTGATCTTGTACTTGGTCGGCTCCAAAAAGGTATCGGACTTTTCCATGTTGATCTCCAACGTGACGGTCATATCAATCTTCCATTTTCTTGTAAGCGATAGGAACCATAGCTAACCGCTGACCGCCCGCATTATGCTGCGCCCANTACTGNTCGTAAACCCATTTTACGTTGGCCCCGTCATAAGAGCGCGTTACGCGCCAAACCGCCGGTGCCATATTTACGCCGTCCGTCACGTAGACTGCGCGACCCGTGTACGGAAATTCAGCACTGACTTCCGGCAGCGGCAGCCAACCGTTTGAAAGAACAATTTCTGGCGTCAAAACCGTATCTTCGCCGTCAAACAAAGCCGACACATCTTGTTCTTTTGCCTTAAATTTAACGTCTGCCCTACTCATAATCCGTACTCCGTTTGCCACGTTGGCGCTTCAATGCCTTCTTCTTCTTGTTCTTCCATTGTCTTTAAATAGTTAAACACAATCCGATTTACAGTAGTAGACAGCGAAGGTTTTTCGCCATTTTGAGCCGACATAACCGCATCATAGGTCAAGCCTTGCCCCATCATTTCTTTTTGCGTCCAGTCTTTCCAAGCCCGACAAGCAAAAGCCATCGCAAACACACGGTCGTCTTTGCAGTTCTCGTCACGTGACTCTGGCGCACCGATATGACCGTCTTCAACCACGACCAATGACATTTCAGTCAGCAATGATTTAGACTTGATCTCCAGTTCACGCGAGACGTAACACCCGCGGATTTGGTGCATCAAGACAGACTGCGTTGACCATGTGGTAGCAAAACCAATGACATAACCAGCCCCCATCGAATCAGGCCGTTTATACAAATACATCCGTGCGTGAGCCGCGGCATCTTCCCAGCCCCGCGCCTTTACCCGGTCCGCATTTGCTTCCATTGATAGCAATTGGCGAAGATGATCAAACTCACCCAACACGAGTGCGCCGGGGCCGCCGACTTCCGGATTGACTAAACAATCCACATACGCAGACGACAAATGAAACAACACCCATGCGGCGTGTTTGGCTTCGACATCTGCCGTGCAATATTCAGCCACTTGAATAATTTTATCGGCAAAGCACCGCCATACAGAAATAACATGGTGGTCTTTATGGTCATTTCGGCCATAGGCAGGGTCCATACCAATAACGTATTTACCGCCTTCAATCGGTTCTTCCCAAACTTTCAGTTCAATATCATCTGGCGAATCCACGCCCGGCTTCAATTCAATCATTTGGAAATTAAAGAAATCGCCATCGACTTCATACCGGTACGCTTTATACCGAACCTGTTCTTCTTCAATGCGCTTTATATCTTGGGTGATAACCCGTGTTTGGAAGAACGAATATCCGGTTTGGACAAATGCCTGTTCCGCAGTCCACGGTTGGTTTTGATCCAACAAGGCTTGTTCAGCACCCGCCGATTCAGTCTTCCACCGTATCCACGCCAGCTGCTCCGCCGTGATCTTGTGACCGTATAACGACCGAACGGCTTCGATCATTTCACGTTCTTCAAACTCCGCCGGGTGTAAACCGTGTTGCAAAAACCGCGGGTCTTTTCGTTGAATTTTATTGGTGTCGCCCGCCCACCATCCAACAAAAAAAGACCGAGCAGACAACGGATCGTTNAAGCCATCGACATACCGTGTACGCCAATGGTTGAACCCTTTTGCCGTTGATTCATAAATAAACAACCGGTTGGGATTGGTTTGAGCAAAACCTTCTTCTAACGATTTCAAACCTTCTACCGAGCCGTATGCCGCACACTCCGTCAAATGTCCGAAAGAATATCCGACACCTTCACCCCACGACGTTCCTTTGTCTTTGGTGCCCGCCACCAGCAAATCCAGCCGGGCGCCGTTCGAGAATAACAACATGGAACGGTTATTCTTAACAATCTTGAACGTGTCACCAAAATAACCGTCTGGAAATGATTCAACATACTTCACCAACAAAGCACGGTTGGCTTCCCTGTTCTTCTCGGTATCCGTTACCAAACAACCAATAATATTCGGATGGATCGCCATCCAGAATACATCAATNGCTAACGAAACTGTGGTCACGCCAAGCTGCCGAGANTTCANNCAATAAAATTTATGGATGTCGTCATCCAGACCAGANCCAACTTCCTGAATAAACCGCCGTTGCGATTCCCACAGTTCCAGTTTCGCACCNCGTTCATCTTGAGAATTNGATTCTTTGGATGAAATACGGATGTCGGCAATGAACGTTTCAAAAAGTTTCANCCATTTGGAAGATTTTACCGCCATGCCAAACCATTATTCTCACGCCAGCTCTTCATGGCGTATTGGTCTTCTTCAGACATTTCGTTAAACAATTCATACTGCGGCACCGTTTCAACCGTTTCGACCGTTTCAGTCGGTGCAACAGGTGAAATTTCTGTTGTNGGNGTCAAAGTCCAATTTAATTGAAAACCAAACACAGAAGCAAAATCTTGCGCCAATTCAATAGTGGGGTTTAATTCACGCCATTTTGAAACAACTTCAGAACACCGTTCAATCACTTCTTCAATGTTTGTCATTGTGTTTATCCCGCTCCAGCCCCGTTTCAATAAAACGCCGTGCGGCTTGCGTGTGAGAAACNTCTTGCCGCACGGCGTAATTTTTCAATTCAGACAAAAGATCAGANGACACGGGGACCGTTACCTTTTCCCGTTTTGCGTCTTCTTTCTTTTTATAGATGCGTGGCATCACTTCTTCTTTTTACGTTTTGCCGGATGTGCGTAGTCCCCAAGATTGGAAATACGGGCTGCAGAAGGTGCTGGCGCTTTCTTCTCTGCTTTCATTCCCGACTTCAATTTGGTGTCTATTTCTTCCGCAACAGTACGTTTCGCCATCTTACTTACCTTTTTTGGCAGCAGTCTTTTGTGTCTGTTTAGCGGCTGCTACGGCTTGCTTGATAGGCTTGCCTTCCTTGACCATCTTGCTGATGTTCTCAGACACGGCTTTCTTACTCGCTGATTTCTTAAGAGGCATTTCGATCTCCATGCGTTCTGCGGCGACGGGGTTTGTCGTCGTTGTCATCGAACAGCTTTTCTGGTTCAAGATCAAGCGGTTCTGCAACCGGCTCCTCAACAACTATCACTTCCGGCACATTTTCAACCGGCTTTACTACTGCAACAGGTGCGCGGTGTTTTTCCATGACCTCGACCACACAAGCCGATACCATTCCGACAGCGGCTCTATATGCCGAAATGGAATCTTTTGTACGGTGGTTCATGGGAACGTCCCACACCGCGCACTCTGCTGCTTTCTTCAACGCCCCAGCAAGGTCGCTTAAGAAACTCTCAAACTGTTGATCCATGATTGCTCCTTGATCTGATTCGATAGTATCAGATGAAATTGGGACTGACAAGCTGTCCATTGTCGTAATTACTGTCACAGTCACAGCGCCACATCAGGACACTGTAGCAATTATGCGGGCTACCCATATCGGCTACGATCATCCAGCCTTGCCGGTGATACTCATCGACTTTGGAATAAACCACATATCTAAACAAGCCCGTCCGTATCAATGTAATTCCCCGGCAATTGTCCGATACACCGTCGCCCGTGAAATCCCCAAGCGTTTTGCAATAGCGGTGGCGCCTTCACCGCGTGACACCGCTTGCTTTACAATAACCGGNTCNACAACAGAAGGCCGNCCTTTACCNATATACTTCCCTTCCGCTTTTGCCCGTTCTATCCCTGCGGATTGACGTTCCCGGCGAATTTCGTTTTCAAACTCCGCAAATACACCCAACATGGATAAGAACGCTCTGCCGGTCGGGTTAGTTGTATCAATCTGTTGCTGAAGAGCAATAAGGCCGATCCCCCGATCCGCCAGATCATGCACGATGTTGGACAAGTCTCTAACGGAACGTGCCAGCCGGTCAACTCTCGTGACGATCAACGTATCGCCGGACCGCAAGAACTGAAGCAAGACCTTTAACTCTTCTCGGTCATTCAAGCTGCGTGCCGAAAGCTTCTCCGACCGTATCATATCGCATCCGGCATCCTTCAACACTTGTAACTGAATGGACAGGTCTTGATCCTTGGAAGAGACGCGGGCGTAACCGTATTTCATGGGAGAGCCTTTCTGATTTTAACTGGTTAAGTCGTTGGGTTTTGCACGTTAAGTAGTTGATTTTAAAAGACTTTAAGGTGTGAAGGACAATCTGTCAAGTGATAAAAAATTTTGGGGGCAGCGGCAAGTTAGGCGCCGGAAAAATTTTAGGTCAAACCCATTTCGGTTTTTAAATTTGGAAAATTTTTTTAGCAGGGGGTGCCCCTGCCCCTAGCAGCCTGACCAGCCGCCACACCTGCACACCGTGACGGGGTCCAGCCTGTCCACCTGCTCGGTCTATCCGGCTAGCCTGTTGA